TATAGATAGACCACCAATAGCGGAGATATTTTTTGATGATGTAATAAAATGTTGTTTATTTTACGGTATGCAAATATTGGTAGAGAACAATGTAAAACGATTATTATATGAGATGAAAAATAGGGGTTTAAGAGGTTTTTCTATGAATAGACCTGATAAACATAAAAACAAATTATCCCCAATAGAGAGGGAATTAGGAGGTATTACATCGTCATCAGAGGATGTACGAGTAGCCCACGCTATCGGGATAGAGACATATATAGAACGTAATATAGGTTTTGCGAGGGAAGACGACCAACGTCCAACAGGCGACATTGGGGATTTTCTATTTACACGTACATTAGAGGATTGGGCTTTGTTTGATATTTCAAAGCGGACAAAACGAGATGCATCTATCAGTTCTGGATTGGCGATTATGGCAACGAATAAAAATATTTACACAACGAAGACAGAAAATAGCAACATCATAAAATTGAATTTAAAAACTTATAATAATAAAGGTATTATATCAAATAAACGATGAAAAAAAATAAAACAACATCCCCAGTATTTCCAAGTCAGTACGTTACAGATGCGGAAAAAAATAGCTTAGAGTTTGGTAAACTCATTGGACAAGTTATAAAAAGTGAATGGTTTGACAAATTAGGAGACACGTGTGCATACTTTTCTCGATTAAGTAAGATGCGAGACAACTACATATATGCAGTTGGTAGGCAACCGGTATCAAAATTTAAAAAAATATTATCATATAATGGTGATTTAAGTTATATAAATATCAATTGGGAAATATTACCTGTTATCCCGAAGTTTATAGATATTATTGTTAATGGTATAGTAAATAAGGAGTATAAAGCTAAGTCAAAAGCGATAGATGCATTATCACAGAAGCGCAGAACGATGAAGCAGCATCAGATAGAAAAGCAAATGGCGGCAAAGCAGACATTAGAACTCATACAAGAAAAAACAGGAGTAAATCCATTTACAATGGATAAAGATACTTTACCAACAGACGATGAACATTTGCGTATCTTTTTAGATATGGAAATGAAACCTACAATAGAAATAGCAATAGAGAGTTTAGTTAATTGTGTAAATGAGATAGATAATAATTACAATGATACGATAAGAGTAGAACTAGCCAAAGACCAAGTAATTCAAGGGGTATCATTTGGGAAAACAAGGTTTTCGGAATATGACGGCATAATACAAGAGCGATTAGATCCTGAATCGACAGTACATAGCTATACCGATGACCCCTATTTTCGGGATTGTTTTTATTGGGGTAATGTAAAAGTAATTCATAAGTCAGAGTTATTAAAATATAACCCACGATTGACGGAGTTAGAGATTGACAAGATAGCTGAAGAGGGGAGCAGTTGGGTACAGAGTTTTCAGTTTAGGAATTATTATGATTTTGATGAAAAGGAATGTGTTGCGATATTAGATTATGCTTATAAAACAATTAGCAAAAAGAAGTGGAAAAAGAAAAAAACTAAGCAGGGTGGACATAAAGTAATAGAGAAAGAAGATGATTTTAACCCCTCGATAGAGATGCAACAGGAATATGATTTTTCTGTTATAGAACGAGATGCAGAGGTGTGGTACGAGGGAGTAATGGTAATAGGTTGTGATGAGGTTATAAAATGGAATTTAATAGATGAAGCGGTATATGACAATAGTGTTGTTAATAAAATACGTTCACCTTTTTATGGTTGCGCACCACGAATGTATAAAGGCGAATATCACGGTATTGTTGAAAGAATGAAACCTATTGGGGACAATATACAATTATCGCATTTAAAATTACAACATATTATAAGTAAAATTAATCCTGATGGAGTATTTATTGATATAGATGGTATAAACGGGATAGATTTAGGCAATGGCAAAGCATATAATCCTGATGAAGCATTAAATTTATTTTTCCAAACAGGAAGTGTTATAGGTCGTAGTTTTACCGAAGATGGTGAGTACAATCACGGTAAAGTGCCAATTCAAGAGCTAAATAATTCTGCTGCATCAACAAAGATAGCGGCAATGATTAATACGTATAATCATTATCTTAATCAGTTAAGAGATGTTTCGGGATTGAATGAGGCAACAGATGCAAGCACGCCAAACGAAGATGCACTTGTAGGAGTACAGAAATTAGCAGCATTGAACACAAATACAGCGTTAAGACACATACTACAAGCAATTAACTATTGTGCTGTATGTGGAGCGAAATACATTATTATAAGAAACAATAAGTTATTACAATATCCTGAATTAAAAGCACGATTAATAAGTCAGATAGGAGAATATAATGTATCTACATTAGAGGAAATAGCAGAAAACCCATTGAGTGATTTTGCTATTACAATAGAGATGGGAATGGACGAGGAAGAAAGGTTAAGATTAGACAATGCGTTATTAGAAGCTATTAAAGTTGGAGATATAACAACAGAGGATAGGATAGACATCTTAGAAGCGGAGAATTTAAAATTAGCGAATGTTGTTTTAAAAGTACGCAAGAAGAAGTTGGCAGAACAACGCCAAAATGCAGAAATGCAAAAAGAAGCTATCAATGCACAAAGGATATTACAGCAGCAGGAGTTAGCTACACAGAATGTTGTTATTAAAGCAAATGCAGAAAGTAAATCAAAGATAGCAATAGAAAAAGCAAAGGGGGAGGAAGATAGAAAGACTATGACCCACGAGGCGAATTTAAAGTTGCAGTTAATGAATGAGGAATATAATCTCAATTTAGGGATAGAAAAAGCTAAAATTAATCAAGTAAAAGAGCGAGATAACAAAAAAGAAGATGGGGAATCGAAGAGAATATCACAAAGAAACACAGAGCAGTCAAAGTTGATTGAACAACGTCAAAACAAACTACCAGCAATAGATTTCGAGAGCAATGAAGACACATTAGATGGGTTTGATTTTGCAGAATTTGACCCACGATAAAAAAAAATTATTTATAATCATTCTAAATAAAATAATTGTTATATATTTGCAATATTAAAAAACATATAATTATGAATAAAAAGATGACATTTAAAGTAATAGATAGCGATGAGGTAAAACCAGTCGAAAAATCAGATGAAGATAATGATGAAAAAGTCAATTTCGAAAATAATGATGCAGGTGGTGCTGATGAGATTGAGCAAAAAGAGAAAGCCCCTACACAGGAAGTAGATATTAGTGATGAGCAGGTTATAAATTACTTCAAATTAAAACATTCAAAAGAGATTGAAAGTATTGATGATTTATTTAAAAATGAAAACATTACATTGACAGATGACAATGTATTATCTTATTTAAACAGCAAATCAGAAGATAGCAAATTTGATAATCTCAATGAAATATTAAAACCGAGAGAACCAAAAAATGAGGAATTACCGCAGCATATACAAGGGTATCTGGAATTTTATAATAAGACAGGTGGAAACTTTGAGAATTATACAAAGTTAAACAAAGATTATACCGACAAAGAAGATGAATTATTAAATGATTATTATAAAACATTATATCCAAACCTTACGAAAGATGAGAGATCTTACAAGATGCGAGAATTATATGTTAATGAAGATGATTATGAAAGTGAGACTGAATTATCAAGAGCTAAAATGGAGGCAGGCATCAAACGTAAGGAAGAAATATATAAAGCAAAAAATCATATAGAGCAGCAAAGAAGATTATATTACAAAGAGATGCAAGCAAAGGAGTTGCTTACGAATGAAGATAAAGATGTCTTAGCTGCATTTAAAAATATAAAAGAGAAACAAGCCGCAAACGATAAGGCACGTAAAAAGATAGATGACGCATTTGTAAAAAAATCACAAGAGTTATTAAATACCGAATTTAAAGGTTTTAAGTTAAAGGTAGGCGATAATGATTTCAATGTAAATGCGAAGTCTGATGAGGTATGGGAACAGAACTCTAATCCTTACAATTTCCTTAGCAAGTATATTGATGACAAAGGTTTTGTCAAAGATGTTGAGGGTTATCATAAAGCTCTTTTTATAGCCAATAATCCAGATGTAGTTATGAATTACATGTATGAACAAGGCAAGGCAGATGCAATAGAGGGCAAGTCGAGAAAAAAAGAGACTCCTGCTATTTCGGCAAAGCCAAAATCTACGACATTTGGGAGTATGAAAATGCGGATAATAGAATAAATATAAACTTTAAAATTAGAAAAAAATGGCAATTACAACATCAATACAATTACAGCCGAGTGCTGAGAAATCAACATATTTATCTAATTATTTAGATAATTTAGCAATGGCAAGTCAGTATTTACCTGACTTATATGAAAAAGAAGTACTACGATATGGCAAACAATCGATAGCATCATATATACGTGCTATCGGAGCAGAAATACCTTTTAGTTCAGACCTTATCCAATGGAGTGAAGAAGGGCGCTTACATGCAAAATACGTTAATTGTACATCAGCAGGCGCAGCAGGAGATGACACCGCAACAATAACTATTTCAGACACATTAAATCCAGGTAATGGTACAATTGCATTTAATGAAAATGACGTTATTTATGTATATGCTAACAATGGGACTGGTGGGAATAAAGCAATTGTAACCGCAGTAAGTCCATCAGCAGGTACAATAACAGTAGCATATTATGAAGCGTCTGGTCAGGTCTTTGCAGCAGCAGCAGTATGTAGCATATATGTTACACATAGTGAATTTGAACAAGGGTCGGCAGGAGCAGCAGATGGACTTGAAAGTCAAATCGAACTACGGGAAGCTATACCTATCATTACGAGAACAATTGATAAAAATCCTGCATCTAAGTTAGGACAAATTGGCTGGGTACAAGCAGAATTATCAGACGGAGGCATTGGATATTTATGGTATCTTAAATCTACTCACGATGCACGTTTACGCCACGAGGATAGAGTAGAGATGCAACAGATAGAAGCTATTCCGGCTGAAACAGGTTCAGGAGCTAAGACAGCAGGTAAACGAGGTGCAGAAGGTATTTTTTATTCGATAGAAAATTATGGTAACGTATGGGGTGCAGGTTATCCTGACACTATTTCAGAATTTGACAGTTGTATCGATGTATTCGATAAAAACGGTTCAATACCACAATATGCAATTCACTGTAAAAGAGTAATGGAAGCAGGCATTGACGATATGATGGCAGATTTAAATCAATCAGCATCAGGTGGTTTATCTTATGGATTATTTGATAACAGTGAACAAATGGCATTAAATTTCAGTTTTAAAGGGTTTTCAAGAAGTGGATATGAGTTTTACAAAACATCATTTCGTTATTTGAATGACCCAACATTAAGAGGAGATGTAACAGGTACAGGGCAACTTGTATATGGTGTATTTTCTCCAGGTGGCAGTATGTCTATTAAAGACAAAATTACAGGTGAATCGACTACACGTGCTATGTTACATAGTCGTTATCGTGTTTCAGACAAAGAGGATAGACGACTAAGCACTAAGTTACTTGGTAGAGTAGCAGGGACTGACGATACAGATGAGTTAAAAGTATCTATGTTATCAGAGATAGCAGTTTGTGTTTTAGGCGCAAATAATTTTTTAACAGCAAAAGCATAAAAAACAAAATATAGTAGGGGGAGCAATCCTCCTACTTTTTAATATCAATTAAAATCAAACAAATATGGCAACAAAGATTTATAGATTATTAAACAGCAATGCAAAAACGTATGTTTTACAATCGGAACATAAGCCCAAAGTTCCATTACAATATTATGATGCAAAGGAAGGAATTAAAAGAGCAATAAGATATTGTACTAATTACAATACACCTTTCATTGATGAACAAATGAAAGACGGTCAAGACAATAAATACTATCAAGCAATGGTAGGTCGTATTATCTTCAAAGATGGTTTTCTATATGTAGATGAAACAGAAACAGGTTTACTTAATTTTTTAGATGTAACGCCACATAATGGGGTTATATTTGAATTAATAGACGTAAAAGCGAAAGCGATAGAGGAATTAGCGGAATATGAAATATTAGACCAGGCGATAGAGGAATATAAAAAGATGTCGGACGAGAATATACCAAATATATATTCATTATTTTATGACAAAGAAGAGGAAGAATTAGCAATTATGCGTTCAAAAGTAAGGTCTTACATACAAAACAATCCGAAGAAATTTATGAAAACAATTTCGACAGAGGATATAAGTATGCGTAAATTGGTAGCATCCTATTTTGATAACGGATATTTAAAGAAAGGTCGTAAAACACCACAGGGTATAACAGTAAGATATAATCTTACTAAACCTGAAAATAAGGACGTGTTATGCACAGTACCTCCCAAAAATAAAGATGTAATAAAATACGTAATGGATTATATAGAGAGCAATGACAAAGCAAGAGAATTAATTAATCAAGAGATTACTCAATAATCTATTTATTGCTTATTTGGCATCGCTAAGGGGGGGTATAGATTTAATTATTTATACTACTCCCTTTTTTTTAAAAAATTAAAAGATGATTGATAATATAAGAAACACAGTATTAGCAGTAATAAACAAGAACAGCTACGGATATATACCTCCAAATGATTTTAATGTAATAATTAAGATGGTACAGTTAGGTATTTATCGTGATATTAAAAGTAGGTATAACGATATAATATTACGGCAAGTAACAAGGAAGTCAGGTAGTGATAATGCTAATGAATTAAAAATATTAGAAGATACGTTAGCAATATTCAAGGTGAATGAGTTATTAACAGCATCATCGGGTAGTACTTTTGATTTTCCGACATCAACAGAATATGATTATACGAATAAGTTATGGTATAAGAATGAAGATGATAAATATATAGAGATAGAGGTTGTTGATAGGGGGCGTGTAAATATGTTATTAAATTCAACTACGTTAAGTGTTTCAAAGACATTCCCTATATGTGTTATTAATAGTAGTGATATAACAGTATATCCGACAACGATAATAGGAGATGTGTATTTAGAATATTATCGTACTCCAAAACCTCCAAAATGGACGTATGTATCATTATCAGGAGGGGAGCCAATATTTGACAGTACAGCATCAGATTATCAAGATATAGAGTTACCATTGCAATACGAAGAGGAGATAATAATGGGAGTATTAGCAATGTGTGGTATTTCAATAAGAGAATATGAAATATATAAGATGACAAACACAGAGAAACAATTTGAATATTATAATAAAATGCAACAATAATGAATCAAAAGACGTATTATACTAATGACGGTGTTGCTCCAACGAATATTAATTGGGGTTCATATCAATATATTTCTTTATCGGAGATTGTAAATAATTTTTTATTAAACTATGTTGGCAATTACGAGATGATAAATAATGTAGATAGGTATAAGGTAATTCACCACGCTAAATTGAGCATCAAGGAGTTGAATTACGATGATATGAATGAGATTAAAGTATTGGAATTAACAGTAGGAGATGATTATAAATATATATTACCAAGCGATTATGTTAATTGGGTACGTATATCATTATATAAAAATGGTGGTTTATATCCAATGATACAAAACACTGAATTAAATAGTGCTACACAATACACACAAGATAGTTCCAATGAAATTATCTTTGATATAGACGGCAATGCGGTAACACAGACATCAGGTGTTGATACAGATAGATTAGCAGGCATAAAGAAAACTCCCTATTGGAACAATAACAGCCAATATAATGGTCAATATGGGTATAATTATGATGGAGATTGGTATTTTAGTTATCCTATATATGGTCAAGATATGAGTAGGGCAAACATTAATCCGTCATTTAGAATAGATAAACGAAGCGGTGTTATAAACTTTGACACCGATTTAACAGGGGAGCAGGTAGTAGTAGAATACATATCCGATGGTATGGAGAATGGAGATGACAGCGAGGTATATGTAAATAAGATGTTTGAGAAATATGTATATTTGGATATTAAATATAACATATTAAATACGAGATTAAATGTAGCAGAATATACGGTAAATAGATTGAAAAAAGACAGAATTAATGCGTTAAGGAATGCGAGGATAAGGATTGGTAATATAAAATCAGAACGTATATTAATGGCATTAAGAGGACAAAATAATACTTTACGATAATGAAAGAACAACATACTTTTATAAATGGCAGAATGAATTATGATGATGATGAAAAGTTATTGCAGGAGGGAGAATACCGTAGAGCATTAAACTTTAATATTACATCAAATACAGACGGAAATGTATATGAGGGAGAGAACATATTAGGGAACATTCAATTAACGACATTAGAGTATGGTGGAGAAGCATTAAGCAGTAGTGCAAGAGCTATTGGTAGGGTAGAGAATGAGGATAGAAATATTATTATATGGTTGGTAATGGACGACAATAACAATCAATCACCAGTAACAGGTAAAGTAGATATGATAGTATCTTACAATGTTGAGACAGGAGTTTTAAAATATATTGCTACATCAATTTACGACTCAATATATTATTCAGAAACAGGTGGGCTAAGAACGACATTAAATTTTAATAAAGATTATAGAATAAATTCAATATTTTTAATTGAGAACATTTTAATATTTACGGACAATAATGATGAAATAAAATGTATAGATATAGATAGGACTTATGGTATATCAACATCAGGGAAAGATGATTATTTAAGAGAAGCTGTTTTGTTGATTAAATCGCCTCCTATTAAATCTCCTCAAATAGAATTAAGTTCAATAACGAACGGAGATACATATTTAAAAGATAAGTTTGTAACATTTGCATATAGATATAAATATAAGGGGGGTATGTATAGTGCGACATCAGAATTTTCAAATGTAGCATTTTTGAGAGATACTTATATCATAGAAGCGAATAGTTGTCTTAATTTAGGAATGATAAATCAATGTAACCTTGTTGATTTAACATACAATTCGGGGTCGGAGGAAGTAACAGATATTGAGATAATAAGCAAAGAGAGTAACCTTAATGTAGTAAAGATTATTGAACGTATAAACAAAGAAGAAAAAGGGATAAACGATAACGCAGAATATACTATTAATGTAGACCCAGGTAGATGTTTTAGCATATTAGATAACA